GAGAACTCTAGCAATATTCTAACTGAGTCTGGGGCTGTGCCGTCAGCGTCCTTGCTGACCACTGAGAAAGCTAGCTTTAGCTGGTCTGTTGGAGAGTTTTTGTTTAGATCAATATTTACTCCAGTTAAATGTATGTGGCTTGAGCCATCGGCAGGCTGCAAGTGGCCGCCAGCCACAGTTAATGTTGAGGATCCACCAGACATTGCTATAACGTTATTTAAAAATCTACAAGTTTCATACCTTGAAATTCTAGAGCTATCTGTAAAAATTCTGTTGTCTGCGTTTGTTTGGAATACTGGCTTTTCATATACTGGATCACCAGAGACATCTCCATGAATTGCATTGTCGGAATAGCTTCCATCTAGTGGTGCATAGACTGTCGGAATTGCTACGGCAGTGGTTTGATTATGATACTCCCAAGATTCGTTCTGAGTAAAAGAGTAAATCATTTTGCTGTCATATAGGCCAGCACTTGGATTTGATCCTGCTGAGTATACCCCAACCTCTGTTATCTCATAACGCTCTTCTGTTGGCAACTCTCCAGTAAAGACAATCTTGGAGACACCACCCTCATTTACATATCCACGAGAAATAATTGGAACACGGAACATCTCAAAGTCAAGTCTTTCCTTGGCGGAGTAGTCACCAAGAACGCCATCTGAAGCCAGTGGTGTGGCTCCACAGCCAACAGCAATATATGAGGCATAGGCTGGAGCCTGGCCAATTAAGTATTTGGCAAGAATGCCTTTTCCAGTATTAGTAATCATTTTTATCCTTCATATATTGTATCATTAAGCAGTGATCCCCTGGTGACTATTTGCACTTCCACTTGCTCGTCATTAGCCATATTAACAACATTAATAACCAAATTTCCATTTGCAGGATCTATGTATACCGCTGGATAGTCTGGGGCAGGGCCAGTTCCAACTAGAGGAACGTGTGTCTCTAGTTTAATTGGAAAATTCTTAAAGTAAGAGTCTGAGGTATTCTCTAAGGTAATGATGTTGTTAGAGTTATACTGAGAGTTTATATCTGATAGGTTTTTGATTGGACGATATATTACGTTCTGACCATTAACCATGTCATTTCTAATGATATTAATTATCTCTTGGCCACCGATATCTTCAAAGATTAGGTCTGACATTAGCTCTATTGGTAACGAATCATTGTTTACCAATATAATGTCTGGTCTAGCAATCTTGATTGCTGCAGTTGCAGGAGAAATTTTTGCTGCTTCTGGCACATTAGGAGTTGACGATACCATTAAAACACCTCACTAAGATATACTGTCATTTCTGGCCCATCAGAAGATCTTGCAAACTCTATGTTATAGACCACAAATCTAGTGTCAGAATCTGCTATCTGGTCAAAGTCTGTTTTTGCAGTATAGCTTATCTTTACAATATCTCCCAGCTGAATGGTTGGCATTGAGAAGATTTTCATTCCGACTGCCTTTCTTGGCTTCATTACCTTTGAAATTAGCCAGCCCATTAGACTTTCTGCGTCATCGTGGCTCTGAACATATGGTAGGTCAAGAGCAAAATCTTTTTTGCCATATGTAGATCTACTATTTTTAATGTCAATATATTCTTGCTCTACGATTAGTGGAGACTTAATTGTTGAATTGCCCACTAACTCTGTTTGTGATAGATCGCTATTCTTAGAGAAATACTCATCTACTGTTAGGTCATGAGATGATGCCTGGGTAAATGTAACACCCTGAATTCTTAGATAGTTTCCACTAGACTCATCTAGGCTTAAGGCTGTATCTGTTGCATTAAATATTAAGAACTCTGCTCCGTATGCCCCAGCAATAAATCCAGAAGTTACGTACCCCTTTAGATTGTTGTAGGTTGGCGATAGCTTAGCGTATAGTGCTGGATATGCCTTGTCATATCTTATGTTAAAGTATGCAGCCTCACGCATGATGGTTCCAAACTCTTCAAAGTACATCTTGTATTCTGGTGGCTCTGATGGCTTGATTCCTGAAAGATATGTTGCCTGAATCATTCCGCTCATGGCGTACTTTCTAAATGACTCATTAACGTTAATTTCTGTATCTCCAAATGCAGCGTTTATTGGACTATCCAAAACATATCCAGTATTCTTGCTATAGTTATTTGTGATAGCATAGATGTTTTCAAACATACATCTTGCAGACCCACGAACAAAAAGTGCCATATTGTTATATATTGGCAATGGATCATTGTCATCGACGGTGGCTACCAAGTTGTTATTTATGTATAGGAAGAATCTTCTGGTACCAGCGATGGTCTCGTACTCTACCGCTAGGTCGTATACTGTGGTTACCTCTTCAGCATTGATTCTTGACTGACCAGTAAACTTACCACTATCCACGACAATCTGAGTTAGTCCTGCCCATAGTCTAACTGGGATGGCTTCTGAGCTTGATGTTGTTCCAGAAGCGGCTGACTTCTTTACCTTATAGAAAATTACGTTATAAATGTTCTCAGAATTAGTGTAGCTGTCAGGGTCGTTTTCTGTTAGTGCAGCAATCTCGAAGTAGTATCCGTTATTTGTCTCTGGATTAAGCATTACAGCCAAGCCTCCAGAAGCAGCATTTATATTAATGTTTTGATCTGGGGATGAGCCATTGACAACATAGTATGAGGTACTTCCAATAGGAGTCTGGCCACGATTTGAATTGTTTTCAATCTTTCCAACAATCCTCATTCTAGTTCCAAAATGTCTGAACTTTTCGGTTAATGGCTTATACACATAAGAGATAAAGTCTTTTGGCAATGGCTTCTCTGTAGTAGAGAATGATGGTCCAGTCATTACAAGTGCTGAAGATTGAATTGTTCCAGACTGAGTAGAGTATAGTCGAGCCAATTCTGTCTCAGAAACATAAGAGCTACTCATAAAGTTTTTGATCAGACCACTGCAGGTTGTTTTTGATGCTAGGGCATTGTTAACTCCAGCAGCTCCAGTAGTAGTAGCTGGCACCTGCTCATCACTAAAAAGATGTGAGGATTTCATAGAGCATCCTCTTAGGTTTTTAGGATCTGCCCAATATGGATCTAGTCCTGCCTTGTGTTCTACTATGGTTGTTCCAAATTGACCTCTACCGTGCTTAGCAATAGATTCTGGGATAGTTATACCATTAACTATTTTATAGTTTGGCTCTGTGTAAATTCTTACAAGACCTGTTGGGTAAATTTTACCGTTAAAAGATATTTTTGAGAAATAGTTTTGGTACTCTTCTACGCTAGAGATCCAGACGTTATTGTCTATATAGCCCAGACCAGTTGTTTCTGATCCCACTACTGTTGGCACATTGTACTGAACTGCATCGTACTTTATCACTTCGCCGTTTGAGTAGAAGTATCCGTTGTATCTGCTTATCCAGTATACGCCTTCACCAAGGTCCATGATGTTGTTTTGAACCTTGCCACCAGAAACATATGGAATCTGTGCAGAAAGATTTGAATTTAGTGGAATTGCACTAAGTACATATGAGGACTGATCAGAAAGCTCATCATTGATTGACTTAGTGTTCTTTTCTCCAGCGACCTCCCAAAGAAGTGCTGGCTTATAGGTCCAGTCTTTTTCTCTGTCGACTAGAGCTGCCTGCTTTATTGAGCCATAAGTTTTTTGAATGTATCTAGTTGTATAGGTTATTTTACCATCATTATATATCTTATTCTCATCAGACTCGACATCTATAATGCTGGATGAGTTAATTACCTTGTCAAAGGTGCCGAATATAGTCCAATCCGACTCAGTGTCTGACCAAGAGTATATAGAGTTTTCTAGTGATACCAAGAATCCACCAGGAACTTTTGATGATGGCAATTGGTCTACATGGTTTACTGAGCCAGCATAGAGTATTTCTTTTCCAGCAGTTGATACTATAACATCATTTCCATACAAAGTCAAGTCGGTTGATCTATCTGCTTCAGATGGTATCATGTATTGTTTAGTCATCATAACTAGATTGTTGTACTCATCAAAGAACATTGCTGTCTGAGTTGATATAGCTATGTCATTCAATACTTCTGCTACGGTTCTGTCTGGACCAACAAAAAAGTTTGGAATTACTGGATCTTTTTCCCCAGGTGCTCTTTTAAAAACATAATTAGAAAAGCCTACATTGTCTAGAAGCAATGATACTGCGTAACTCATTGACGCATTTTGAATAAAAATTTGTGGTGCCGTAAGTGATTCAAAGTAAAAGAACATATCTCTTAGCTCTATCTCAACCGACCTATCTGAGCCATTTATCTTTGGCAAAGTGTCTGAATACATGGTCTTAATAGGAACGTAGTAGTCATGAGATAGCCCGTCTGATCCGACTACATCTAAAATTGATTCATAGAACTTAACCTGCATGTTTCTGTTAGCATATCCATTGACAACGCTCAGTGGGTTATTAGAATTGAATACCTGCTCTGGGTCAAACAGACTTAGGGTTCCAGTTGATGCCAGCAGCTGTCCAACTGGCATACCGCTTATTCCAAGATCTGATGCTGACTTAGTTACTCGATAACTCTTGGTCATGTCTGAAAGATCTGCTGCCAATCTAGGAGACATCTCAATAAGGTCGAAGGTAGAGTCGAACTTATTCATTGTTTCAACGACCACTCTAATTCCAGAAATGTAGTCAATCTCTCTATAGGCCAGATATCCAGTTCCAGGATCTATGTAAGATATTGGAGATGATATCTTTGTTACAAAATTAGTTAGTGCTCCAACATCTTGGTTGTGCAGGTGCCACTCATATGTTGGAACAAAAGACTCATACTCATCCAAGTCAGAATTCCAAACATAGTATGTACCAATGCTTAGATCATTTTCTTTTACCAGGTATGCGTATCCGTCAATTGAGGTTTCTGGCAAGCCTATTATGCTAGATAGTTCTGAAATTTCTTTAAAGTTGTCTTGATGCTTTTCTGGAACTACTAGTCCATAGGCAAGCTCTACATACCCATCGTCTGAAATAATAGCACTTCCATCTGGTCTTGCAGACATCTGGTTAAATACTTTAGCATCTATCCAATCGTTGTTCTTTAATACTTGAACCCTCCATTTTACTGGGGTTGTCCTATTCTCATTACCGAAAAATGGATCTGGGAATGAACCAGATGAGTCTGAGAACGGTCCTAGGTCGATGCTACCCACATTGGTTTGCATCTTAAAAACTAGTCTATTTGTAGGAATGTCATTCTTGTAAACTACGTATGGTGCTGCATCATCTATATAAAACTGACCATTTACTTGGTGACTAGCGATTCCTCTTTCAACACCGTCTTCAGTTCTATAAGATGTCCAATATTTAAATGTGTCATTCTTGTCAGACATGTAGTATCTTGGTCTTTGAGCCATATTGATATTGGTGTGGTGGCTAAAGTTATTATTAAAAAATCTAAGCTTATTAATTCCAGAACGTGGTCTAAATTTTCCAAGGCAGTCTTCTAGAGAATATAGGGTTCTCTCCTTTTCTCTTATTGACTGAAATGCAGTTGGCTGCTCGTTATTGTCTAGTCCACCATCTATCTTAATGTCTGCATAGGTTGCACCAGTATAGAAATTACCATCATCATTTACATCAAAGCTGTTTGGTATTGTTTTGTATCTATCCTGATTAGTAGATGATGGTCGATACCTGTAGTTTCCTACTGACTTAATGTTTTCTATTGAGTTTAGATTCCACTCTGCAAGAATTAGAGACTGTGACTTGATTGCTGACGCTGTCTCTAGATGCTCTTTTAACTGATCATCTACAAACATTTAAACCTCTTCCAGGGTTATGGATACATTCCAGAGGTCATGGTTACTACCGCCACGCTTAACAACTGAATAGCTAAAGTCAGTTATAAACATTTCTACAACATCATTGTATACTCCTAGTTTAGAGTATGCAGATGATCCGTCACCAAAGTTTTTATAATTATCGTATGCCAAGAATACCCAGAACGACCCCTTGTGCTCATTATACCAGTCTAGTATCTCAACTCCACCTGCACCACCGTCAGTAGTGTACGAGGTGTCTGCAGATCCTGGCTGTCCAGAATTGGTGTTTTCCGATCTACCACTTATCGCACTAAAGTTTGCCATAGATGAAAATGATCTTGATGGAAGCATATCCCATGAAACCGAAAGGGTGGCCTTGTCTGCAATATGATAAGAACGCATTCTTCCGTTAATCATACGCTCACGCTTTTCAATTCTTATTGATCCAAAGTCCAAGGAGTTGCGATTATCGTCTGATAGAATCAAAAAACTATTTTTAGGAGATGAATCTGCAATAGTTTCATTGTCAACCCCGACCTCATAGCCAAGTGGGACATATGCACCATTTGATATTATTCCAGCATTCTCAGAAAACAGTATAGCCTGTGGCCTCTGGTATTTCTTTCTACCAGTACTTGAGTCTACTCCGTAGAGATATCTTGAAGTTGCCATTACAGTCTATTTCCTCTTAGTCTTTGTGAATCAATCTGCTTAATTTGAGTCATAACTGCTCTAGCAATTTGATCTGGATTAGCATCTGATTTAACGTTTACGTTCAATTCATAATTATACACTGATTCGCCAGAGTATGTTCCATTATTTATAGCCTTTAATCTATCAGTTCCAAAGTCTTGAACAGCGTATTTCTTAACTACAAATTCACCAGGTGTCAGCATTGAGGGAACTGTGTCTGTGCCCCTTGCAAAACCACCTGATGCAAAATATTTAGGAACCATTCCTCCAGAAGACATTCTGAGCAGTCTGGCAGTAGCAGGTCCAGCTATTCCACTTCCGCCCAAGTTTGAACTAGAAGATTCTGATTTTGCAGACGCAAGCACTGCAGCATATTGAGCTGGGGTGATGTTGGCATCTACCATTGGAACTGTTCCCTTGGCATTTACTGCCCCAAGCCCCTTTAGAACATTTGTCAGATTGTTAGCTGCTGAAAGTGCATCATTGAGAGATTTCACAAAATCATCAGTCTGTGTTTTAGCAATTCGGATATTGTTTGCTATTAGATCCCATTCGGCTTTAGTCTTTTCAGATACTGTAAGTGCTGAAATATCTTTCTGAAGCTTTTCTTCGGCAAGTCTAATTCTTTCTTCTGCTGGCTCAAGGCTTTCTTCTTCAATTTTCTTTATTTGCTTTTGAAGATCTAGAAGGTCTTTTTCAATCTGAGTCTTTGTCTTTCCATTAACCCTTACCCCACCTATCTCAGATGATCTAGCAGCCTCTACACTCTTTCTCTGGCTCTCTATGCTTGCTTGTGCATCTTCTGCCCTGGCGTCCTGAATAGCCTTAGCTGCAGCAGAAATATCACCCTGAGATAATGCATCCGCTATGCTTAGCTGTGACTTCTGCTGTCTAGAAATTTCATCATTAGCAGACTGAATCTTATCAAGTGCATCAATTCTCTTGTCGTATTTTTCGTTGATAGCATCCTCTTGTAACTGAATGTCATCTAATGCTGAATTCAAATTATCAATCGTGTATTCCAGTCCTACTATTTGCGACTGAGAGCTAGAGATTAGGTCAAGATCTGCCTTGTTTGCTTTATTGAACGCTAACTGAAGACCTTCCTCAAGGGCTGAGAATGTTTCATTAACTTTTCCGTATGATTCATCAAATTGCTGGGTTGCCCCCTCTAGAGTTTGTGCCTGGACTTTCTTAAAGTCTTCGGCTGCTTTTTTAGAGTTATTTATTGCAGCAGTTAAAGCCTTCCACTGTTTGCTTCCAACCTTGGTAGATGCAAGTGCTGCTGCCAAAATTGGATCTTTGGCAATCTCAAAAGCTTTTTCTGTGTCATATCCTGCAGCCTTCAATTTATTAAATGCTTTAGTTTGCTGTAGTATTGCCAGAGTCTGCTCTGTTATTTGATCGATGGCCTTTTGATACGCAGACTTTTCTCCATCCCCACCGTCACCACCTCCAGTAAGATCATCTCCACCAGCAAGTTCTTTTGCAAGTGAGTCATATACTGCCTTAAATGATGAAATCTCTCTTGTAAGTTTTGACTTAACACGATTATACGCTCTTTGAGCACCGCCGTCAGTTGACCTATTTCCATTTTGAAGAACCTTGATCTCGGACTCCGTCATAGTATTTACACCTAGCATGGCTGCTTGCAAAAGGAGGTACTTGTCTTTTAGGTTAGAAACCCCCTGAGCTGCTTTTGCCAATGGGCTGTTCATCTCTCCCAAAATGTTATTCATAAGCATTATCTGATTTGGCTCTGGCATTGACTGAATTGCGGCGGTAACGTTGTTTACAGATGACTTAAACTCTTCTGCATCTATAACTCCGCTTGCAAATGAACCAGATATTCCAGTTAGCATTCCAGCTATCGTCTTTCCAGCAGTCGCAGATTCCTTTTTAAAAGCCTCTGTTGGAACAAAGGTTTTTACTATTCCACCAGTTCCACCAAGCTCGTCATAAACTTGGGTAGAGACTTCGTCAAAGCCATCTGCATATGATCTAGCAAAGTTTGAGACCAAGTCCTTAGCATTCTTCTCTAGAATTTTTTGACCAGACTTAGTATTTAGACTTACTGACTCAAAGTCTAGCTTTAGCCTAGTTTTTCCAGATTCTTCCTGTAGTGCGGTAAGAATTTGAGCAATTTGTTCCTTGGCAAAGCCAGAGCCTTCTAGCTGAATAGCCATGGACTCCAAAGTAATTTGAGCCTCTCTTGCTGTAGCCTCAGTCAGGGTCTTTATGTCTTTAGCAAACTTATCCTTGAATTCCTGACTAGACCTTAATGTGTCTACCTGTCCCCGATCAACTGTACTCATCGGAGCTGCGACAGCTGCTCTTTCGAGTGGTGACTGGGTAGGAGTTACTCCAAAGATTGAACCTAAAGTATTTAGCTTATCTTTAGTTAGAAGTGCAGCATCACCAAGCCCCTCAATCTTACGTCTTTGCTCTTCCTGCTGATCAATCGCAAACTTTACTATTCCTGCAAATGCAGTTACTCCTGCAATTGCTAGGCCAACTGGTCCTATAAATCTTGCAACAAATATTCCAGCTCTAGCTATTATTCCTCCAAAGTTTTTGAATCCACCCATAATACCAGACTGCTTGGCTGCACCAAGGATATCTCCACCAAATGCTCCAGCTGCACGAGCAGCAATCGTTGCCTTCTTCTTTCTATCACCAAGGAAGCCTTGCAGCGATGTTCCTCCAAACATTTGCATTACAGAACTTATGGCAAAGATGCCAGTAGA